TGGTTTTACTTCTTTTGATAGTGATGGATTCACGTTAGGTACAGACTCGGGTGGTGTTGTTAATGATTCATCAAGAGGCCCTTACGTAGCATGGTGTTGGAAAGCAAACGGAGGTACTACAAGCAGCAATACAGAAGGTAGTATTACTAGTACCGTACAAGCAAACACAAAAGCAGGATTTAGCGTTGTTAAGTTTGTGGGAACGGGAGCAAATGCTACGGTAGGACATGGGTTAGGAGCTGCGCCTGAAATAATTATATTTAAAAGCAGCACTGCTATATCAGGTTGGAAAATGTTTACCAACCAAACCTCTTCACCTTCTACTCAAGTTATGGAATTAAGCGACCCAAGCGGTGTTCAAACACCGACAAATCCTTTTAATTCCACGCTGCCGAGCTCTACAGTTATTTCTCTTGGTAGTTATTCAGATGTTAATAATAGTGGAAATGATATGATGGCTTATTGTTTTAAATCAGTAGCTGGATATTCTAAAATTGGCTCATATACCGGTAATGGTTCTATAAATGGACCAATTGTAAATACAGGATTTGAACCTGCGTTTTTAATGACAAAACAAACAAACACTACATCTAATTGGGTAATTGTAGATAACAAAAGAAGCACAACAAACCCAAGAAATAAAGGTTTAAGACCAAATACAAATGATAGTGAATCAACTGTAGGAGATAATATGGTTGTAGATTTTTTAACAAATGGTTTCCAATTAAAGCAAACAAGTGGAGCTAATGACAATGGAGGAACATTTTTATACATAGCCTTTGCTTCAGACCCGAGTGCTGCGCCAACTTTACCGGATAGTTTTACAATTGCTACATACTCAGGTAACAATGGTACACAATCTATAGCAGGGCTTGGATTTGCGCCAAGTTTGACATGGCTAAAAAACAGGTCATCTGCAGCTTCACATTCTTGGACTGATATAATGAGAGGTAATAACCAAGTTTTACAATCAAATGAAACAGTGTCGCAGGCAAGTGGACAAATAACTTTAGATAGTGATGGATTTACCCTTGGTAGTTCTAATGTTTTACGAAATGAAGGTGGGCAGACTTATGTTTCATGGAACTGGAAAGCGGCTGCCTTGCCTACAATCAATACTGATGGGACTGACACTTCTATTGTTAGCGCTAACGTAGCGGCAGGGTTTAGTATAGCAATTTTACCAAATAAAGCAGGTTCACAAAACTTAGGACATGGACTAGATGGTGTGCCGGATTTAATTATAATGAAACAATATGAAGGTGGAACGGGGGGTTGGACAACTTATAATAGTGTAATTGGAGCAAGAAACTTTATGAATTTAAATACTACGGCTGGAAACACAGTTGCTTCAGCAGGGTATGAGTATGATGCGGTGACCGCAACTACCATTACAAACTTAATATCAGGAAGTACGTATAGTTATATTTATTACTGTTTTAAAAATGTAGCAGGATTTAGCAAGGTAGGTAGCTTTAATGGAAACTCAAGCACACAAAGTATAACAGGTCTAGGGTTTAGACCAAGTTGGGTAATGATAAAAAGATATGATGGAACTGAAAACTGGTATATACAAGATTCTGCAAGAGGAAGCACCGAACAATTATATGCAAACCTTGATAGTGCTGAATTTGATGAAACTACTGCTATAACCTCTTTTGATAGTGATGGTTGGACTATGGGTAGTTATAATGGAATTAATAACTCCGGTGAATCTTATATATTTTTAGCCTTTAAAGAAAACCCATCTACTACAGTAGTTCCAGCGGGTGAAATGGCATTTCTATTAGTTGCTGGAGGAGGTGGTGGAGGTATCGCTTACGGCGGTGGTGGGGGAGCAGGAGGTTTAAGAACTTCTTTTGGCTCTACATCAGGAGGTGGTGCATCTGCGGAAACTAATATTACATTAGCTAATGGAATATATAATGTTACTATTGGTGCTGGGGGAGCAGGAATAAGTGCAGCTGCTACAGGAAACAGTGGTAGTAACTCTTCAATGTCAGGTAATGCTACTTTTTCTACAACTGGTGGAGGAGGAGGAGGTTCGTCTATTACGAATACTAGTGCACATCCAGCTGGAACAGGTGGTTCAGGTGGGGGAGGTAGTGTTCTTGGTCAACAAAGTCCTTATACACAAGCAGGGGCAGCTGGAACGGCTAATGAAGGATTTGGTGGTGGTCAAGGTGGATTTGGTTCTTTTAATGGTACTACTGGAGCTGGTGGAGGTGGTGGAGCAGGAGCTGTAGGAGATAATGGTAAAACCAGTGGATATAGATTAGGTGGTAATGGTGGTGCTGGACTTGCGGTAAATATTATCCCAGGTGGAGTTTTTGCCGGAGGTGGTGGAGCTGGAAGTGAAGGCTCAACTAATGCAACACCTGGTATAGGAGGAGGTGGTAAAGGTGGTTATACTTCCGCATCATCTCCAACAAGTGGAATAGTAAACACCGGTGGAGGAGGTGGTGGTTCAGGTAACACGACATCTGTAACTTCTGGTGCGGGTGGTTCTGGGGTTGGAATTTTAAGAATGAGAACGACTGATTACTCTGGAAACACAACAGGTTCTCCTATTGTAAGAGTTTACGGAGAAGAAACTATTTTGGTGTTTACAGGTAGTGGTTCATATACTCATTCATAAAAAATTAATTAATTTTGTAAAAAATAAAACATGGCACACTTTGCAGAAATAGATGAAAATAACATAGTAACACAAGTAATTGTTGTTAACAACAGTGAGCTTATTGATGAT